ACAAGTTAAACCTGGAGTTGAACTAGGTTATCTTGAATGGATTGGAAAATATATAGTTGATAAGAAACCTGATGTTATCGTACAGATTGGTGACTTTGCTGATATGCCATCACTATCTTCTTTCGATATAGGTAAGAAGTCGTTTGAAGGTAGAAGATACAAAGATGATATAGAAGCTGCAAAAGAAGGTATGAACATTTTACTTAACCCTTTGAGGGAATACAATGAAAAACGAAAGAAACAAAAACTCAAGCAATATAGACCCAGAATGGTTCTCACACTTGGCAACCACGAACAAAGAATTGACAGAGCAGTCGAAGGAGACTCTAAACTCGACGGCACTATTGGTACAGATGATCTCAGATACTCAGAGGCTGGTTGGGAGGTGTTTAGTTTCCTTGATACTGTTAGCATTGACGGGATTGTATATAGTCATTACCTTGTAAGTGGTGTTATGGGTAGACCTATTGGTACTGCTTCAGCAATGGTTAACAAGACTCACCAGAGTTGTGTAGTAGGTCACCAGCAGGGCAGACAAGTAGCCTATGGCAAAAGAGCAGATGGTTCTATTATCACTTGTATCATAGCTGGCTCTTGTTACTTACACAATGAGGACTATATGAGTATACAGGGTAATACTCACTGGAGAGGTATCGTGGTGTTACATGACGTACATGATGGTCAGTTTGATGAGATGTTTGTTAGTTTAAAATACTTGAGGAAGAAATATGGATAATTTTATGCAAAAGAACAATGTAGAAGACGATAAGACAGTAGGAGATTATGTACAAAGAACTGATCCTCTTTCTAATCTAAATCTCTATGAGAATACAACTAACGACAAAGTTAATCATCCGCCACACTATAACAAAGGTACTATAGAAACGTATGATTACATAGTAGATACACTAGGTAAATTTGAAGCTATTAGTTATTGTCAAGGTAACATCATCAAATACATTAGCAGAATGTGGCATAAAGATAAACCACTAGAAGATGCTGAGAAAGCTGAATGGTATTTAAAGTCTATGATAGATTTATTAAAAGAAACAAAAGGGAAGAATTGGGGGTAATATGGCATTGACATTAAATGATATCTGTGATAGACTTAAAAACCTTGATGAAGTTTCGTTGCTTGAAGTATTAGATATAGCATCTGAGGACATAGTAGATAGATTTAACGATAGAATAGAAGATAAAGCGGATTTATTAGAAGAGGAGTTAAAAGATTGAATACATACAGTCAGTTTATAGCAAAGAGTCGTTACGCAAGATACTTAGAAGACCAGCAAAGAAGAGAAGATTGGAGTGAGTCTGTTCAAAGATATATAGACTTTATGGTTAATCATCTGGAAGCAGAGCATGGTCACATAGTAGAAACACCAACAAAACTAAAAGTACAAGAAGCAATAGAGAAGCTAGAAGTTATGCCTAGTATGAGGGCTATTATGACTGCTGGTAAGGCACTAGATAGAGACAATACTGCTGGATATAATTGTTCTTATCTTCCTATTGATGATGTTAAGGCATTTGATGAAGCTATGTATATTCTTCTCTGTGGAACAGGTGTAGGGTTCTCTGTAGAACATAAGTACGTTGAGAAGCTACCAGAAGTCCCTGAGAAGCTGTTTGAGTCTGAGACTAACATAGTAGTAGCTGATAGCAAAGAAGGCTGGGCAAAGGCTCTTAGACAGCTTATAGCCCTATTGTATAGTGGTGAAGTACCTAAGTATGACTTATCTAAAGTTAGACCATCAGGAGCTAGGTTAAAAACCTTTGGTGGTAGAGCATCAGGATCAGAACCATTGAATCAATTGTTTCAGTTCACTATCTACAAGTTTAAACAGGCTGCTGGTAGGAAGTTATCATCTATTGATTGCCATGATATACTATGTAAGATTGGTGAAGTAGTAGTTGTAGGTGGTGTTAGAAGGTCAGCTATGATATCACTATCAGACTTAGAAGATGACAAGATGAGAGCCTGTAAGTCTGGTGCTTGGTGGGAATACAATCCACAGAGAGCATTGGCTAACAACTCTGCTATGTATGATGAGAAGCCTGATATGAGCCAGTTTATGAAGGAATGGTCTAGCTTGTATGAGAGTAAGTCAGGTGAGCGTGGTATCTTCAGTAGAGCAGCATCAAAGAGACAAGCTGATAAGAATGGTAGAAGAGATATCAATTATGACTTTGGTACAAATCCTTGTAGTGAGATTATTTTGCGTGGCTGCAAGTTAGACAAGAATGGACAACCAATTACAGGAACAGGTGGTCAGTTCTGTAACTTAACTGAGGTAGTAGTAAGAGCAGAAGACACACCAGCTGATATAGCAGACAAAGTAGAGATAGCTACAATACTAGGTACATGGCAGTCTACACTTACTAAGTTTCCATACTTGCGTAAGGTATGGCAGAAGAACACAGAAGAAGAGAGACTGCTAGGAGTGTCTTTGACAGGCATCCTGGATAACAAAGTAATGGGAGAGGTAAATGAGGAGGCAAGAAGAATCTTACGAGAACTCAAACAAGTGGCTGTTGAAACAAACGCTAACTTATCTACTCTTCTGGGAATCCCTCAATCGACTGCTATCACTTGTGTCAAGCCTAGCGGTACTGTGTCTCAGCTTGTTGATTCTGCCAGTGGTATTCATCCTAGACACTCTAGTTATTATATTCGCAGGGTGCGTGGTGATAAAAAGGATCCTCTTTCCCAGTTCTTAAAAGACCAAGGAGTTCATACTGAAGACTGTGTTATGAAGCCTGATTCTACTGTTGTATTCTCATTCCCAATAGAAGCTCCTGAAGGTGCTACAGTTAGAGATGATTTAACAGCTATAGACCATCTTGAGTTGTGGATGATGTATCAGAAGGAGTGGTGTGAGCATAAGCCATCTGTGACCATAAGCGTTAAGGAAGAGGAATGGATGGAAGTAGGGGCATGGGTATGGAAGAACTTTGATGACATATCAGGTATATCATTCCTACCTTATGATGGTGGCTCTTATAGACAAGCTCCATATGAAGAGTGTACTAAAGAAGAGTATGTTAAGCTATTAGGTAACACTCCTCCAAAGATAAAATGGAATGAGTTAGTAGAAGTAGATGATAATGTTAAAGGAGTACAAGAGTTAGCTTGTTCTTCAGGAAGCTGTGAGGTTTAATATGTGGGAGATTACACCAATATCAGGAGTAATGGTAGGAGTAGAGTATCAACATGATGCTAATGATTATAAGTATTTAGTTATAGACTTTTTTCTTGTGAGGTTTACTTTTCATTATGATGCTAGTGAATAAAATGATAATACTATTGATAGCACTATTATTTAATCCTGTATTTGCAGGTGATATAAAGCTAGGTGAAGAAAAGTTTAATAAAAACTGTAAGCAGTGTCATGGCCCTGCAGGTATGGGCCTAGCTAGTTATCCAAAGGTATCTGGTAATGATATTGCTTACACTATAGATAGACTAAAAAACTATAGAGCAGGTATTGAAATAGGACCAAACTCATCTTTAATGATAATGATGGCTAGACCTTTATCTGATGTAGATATTGAAAACTTAGCAGCTTACTTAAAGGAAGCAAAGAGGTAATGCTTAACGATTTATTACACGTTTACGTTCTTATGGAGGTATAAAGTATGATTATGGGTATATTAAATATTATCAAACATGGTGTACTTATACTGTATGTAAGTTTTATTGTTAGTTTAATTTTAATAGGTGCGGTTGGAGAGTTTGTAGTAGAAGACAAGAGAGGATTACAAGAGTTTCTAGTAGTAACTGCTATATTCACTCCGATCTACCTTGCTTTCTTGTGGGGTAAAAATGAGTAATATTCTTATATTTATATTAGGATGTAGTGTTAGTTATTTATTATTATACCAAGGCAGAGAAGAAGTACATGATTTATGGAAGGTAGCCTACGAAATAGGCAGAGATGACGGTACTTCTGTAGCCAAGGCTCAATACCAATGGACAGAAGAAAGACTCAGTGAAGAGTGTATGTTGTTA